CCGAACCTTCACTCATGGCCCGTTTCTCCAGCATATCCCGTTCCTCGGTGGTAACCGGCTTCATCCGTAATACCTTCATAAAGGCTTTGCGGTACTCGGCTTCCTCGGCTTTCTGTTCCCGGCCTTCTTTGGAGTCCACCGGGACACCGGCGGCGGGTGTGTTCAATTCTTCCAGGCTTCGCAGGATTTCGATCTGTTCGGCCATCGCCTTGGCGTCGGCGGCCCGTTTCTTGGCGTCCTCCAGTTTCCCGGACTCCACCAATTGCCGGGCCTCGTTTTTGGCTTGCTCCAATTGTTGGCGCAGTTCTCGCTCTTTCGGCGTCATCGTCATCTTCCTTTCGAGTGGTTTTGTTTGGGCTTACGCCCGTATCTGGCGCATAAAAAAAGACCTTGAAAAAGGTCTTGCAGGCTTGTTCTGTCTTGATTCCGGGCTATATCAAATCCAATTCCAACAAAATTCTGGCTTTTTTCAACCAGCGGTCGTGTTCCATGCGTTCGTTTTTCAGCTTTTCCAGGCTCCGCTTGGCGACAATGCTTTCAGTTTGCTCATAGGCGGGATAAGTCACCGGGGAAACATCATATAGCCGTTTCGCTTTTAACAAAGTCCTAATATAAAGGTCGTTGGCCTCGTCATACTCCCAGAAATCGCCGTTATTCTCATAATCCACGGCGAAGGCGAAGGAACTTTGGTTAATGTCGCCGCGCTTCATGCTGATCAACAAATCCCTGGCGTAAGTGGTATCCGGCGGGTTGATCTCATAGCGTAGCCCGAACTCATCCACTGAAAGTTTCAAAGTACCGGCCTTGTTCCGGCCTAAAATCAGGTTGGGGTCATGGTTGATCAGTCCTTTGGTGTCGTCATTTAATACACCATCAAAAAAGCAGGGATCGATCTGTTCCACGAACCCGCCCAAGTCTTGGGAACGGATGTTGAATTTGGCCGCATAGCCCACAATCCATTCCCGCACGGTTTCATCACTTCGGATCTCCACTGGTTCCGCCAGAATCCTAATTTCCCGTTGTTCCATTCCCGCCGCCTCCTTTCATGAATTTTGCTTTCTGGATTTCCTCCAGGGTTTCAATGGTCGTCATGTTAAGCTGAATAAAATGCTTGTCTCCCGCCGGGCCAATGCCGCCTAGTTCTTCAAAAGACCGAACCTCGTTAGGAGAATAAACCCCGTTTTGGATCATGTCCTTATAAAAGGCGGATCGGGTCGCGGTATCGCCGCGCAATTCCGCCGCCAAATTGAACTTGGAATAAAGTTTCTTTTGTTCGCCGGGCGTGAAAAGTTTATAATTAATTTCCTCTTCCCAGTTAATCACGATAGGGAGAAGGGCGTTTTTCACATACTCCAGGGATTGCTGTTCCATGTTGGAATATTTCACTTCATTCAAGCCCAATTTATAGCCGGGGATCTTGTAAATCTTGGATACATCCATAATCCCGAACTTTTGAGTCTCGATAAACTGGGCATCGGCAAGCGGCATCCCGATATTCTTATAATCCACGCCGCCGTCCAGAATGGCGATCCGGTGGGCATTGGTCAGCCCGGTATTAATTTTCTGCCATTCCTCTTTCAGCTTGGTTTTGGCGTCCTTGTCAAGCGGGGTGGGGATGGTCAACGCGCCCTTGGAGGCGGTTCCGTTGGCGTAAAAAGCGCCGATGAACTTATCGCTGGATTGCTGGATTCCCAACTTTTCGCGGATCACCGCAACGGGCGTCAAGCCTTTCAACCCGGTTTTGCTTAACGCTTTCACATGGAAAATGTCATACCAGGGAATCTTCCGGTATTCACCGTTAGGCAGGGTCGTCATGTACCAGACTTCCAAGGAAACCGGGTCAATATATACTTCCGTCACCGAAGGGTTCAATGGCCAAAGGGCTTTGGGGAATCCGTTTTCGTCCCATTCGATGTTCGCGTAAAAATTGCCCCAAATACATAAATGAACCTCGCCGGTTTCCTTGAAGGTATAGGGTGACATGTACGGGTTAGGCCGGGTTCCAAGCAGGTAAGCGGCGGGATGGTTCTTTTCCCGTTCAATTCCCGAACCTTTCACCCGGAAAACCTGAATCGGCAGTTTGCCGATATCGCCGCCCAGGATGGAGGCGCAGGTATAGACGTTGCTATTCAATACAGCGTTTTCGGTGGAAATGGTTTCCCCGGAATAAGTGGGGCCACCGCCGAAAAAGTCGATCAGCCATTGCTGGGGATTGGAAAGATTCGATACTTCATAGGCCAAATTGCGGAAAATCATGGCTTTTTACCCCCGTTTGGCAAATTTCCGGCTTAAAACCAGGCCGATGAATACCAAGATAAACCCCAAAACATACATTCCGGCAATGGAATTCAAGCGGAATGTGGCCCAGGTAATCATCCCAAGGCCGCTTAAAATGAGGAAATCCTCGATGTATGCCCCGGCAAAATCAATCAAAATCCGCGCCAAGTTCACAAAATCACCCCCTTACAAGGTAAAATCAGCGCCCAAAATATGGGCGTTAAGGTCGATTTGGGCCTTGTGGAATATGCCACGGGCCATGGCGTTGTTTGCGGCCACGATGCCGTCGATCCGGTTCTTGCCTTTTTTATCCTTGATGGGTTTGATGTTTTCGTGGTTATCACTTAATATCTCAACATTCCCGGCCATCCACCGGGCCACCGGGTTTCCGCCATACCGCAGTTTGCTATCCAGAATCAAGGACTCCAAATATTTAAGCGGTTCGGACATATCTTTGAATGTTTGCCGAACCTCTACCATGATCAATCCTTTAGCGTCCAAATTTTGAGCCATTTGAAAAGCGTTCCAAGGGTCGAACCCGATTTCTTTGATGTTGTAAATATCCCGAAGCCGTAAAATATCGGTTTCAATGGTGGCGTAGTCGATGGAATTCCCGGAAGTTGCCTTTATAAAGCCCTCCCGAACCCAACGGTCATATTGGACGCCGTCTTTGTTCACCCTTTCCCGCATGTTTTCTTCGGGTATCCAGAATTTCCAAAGGACATACCAGAGCGGGTCGTTGGGAACCGGCGGGAATAACAAGGCCAAGGCCGAGATATCGATCTTGCTGGAAAGGTCTAACCCGCCGTAGCACTCCCGGTGAATCAGCTTTTCAGGAATAACCAACCCGGCGGTCGCATCCCAGCGCTCCTGTTTCACCCATTTGGTAGAACGGTATTTCAGCCAAATATTGAGGCGTAACCATTTGAACAGCTTTTCCTCGTTTTCGTTTCCGGCGGCGGTGACAAAGGCTTCTTCCAGTTTTTCCGGTTTGATGGTTTGGCCCAGCGAAGGGTTAACCAGCGCCCAGATCCGGCGGCTCCGCCAATCCTCGCCGGGTTCGGCCAGTTCATAATCCCAGCCCTTCCAGATCCGGCCTTCCTGTGGGTCAAAACCGAAGATTACCGGATACCAGGAAGGGTCGATTTTTCTGCCCAGCAGAATGTCCTCGGCCTTTCGGTGCAGTTCCCAGCCAAGGGATTGCCGTTCCGGGTCGTCACCGGCAGTGCTAATATACCAGTAAACCGGCTGGGTTCGGGCGTCACCGGAACCGAAGATCATCACATCGTATAAATCCCGGTTCGGCTGGGCGTGAATCTCGTCGAAAAGCACCGTGGAAACGTTCAGGCCGTGCTTATTGTAGGATTCGGCGGAACAAACCTGATAAAAATGAACGGGTAGGATAATACACGATCCGCTTTTTCGAGTCCACCACCCGGAACCGGGGGTTCAGTTCCGGCTCGTCTGCTAATAGCTGATCAAGCATACCCACGGCCACATCGAAAATAATGGATGCTTGGCCCTTGTCCGCCGCGCATCCGTAAACCTCGGCCTCCCATTCGTCGTCCGCCGCTAATTGCTTCAATCCAAGTCCGGTCAGAATCTCTGATTTCCCGTTTTTCTTGGGCAGTTCGATATAGATGTGCTTGTATTGCCGGTATCCGTTCGGTTTCAGGGTTCCGTACACATCCCGGACGATCCTTTCCTCCCAAGGCAATAAAATAAAGAGTTTTCCGTGGAATTCCCCTTTGGTATGTTTAAGGCCGTTCAAGAAACGAACGGCCTTTTGTGCTTTCTCTAGCCCCAACAGTTTTAATTCTTGGGGTTTATAAATTAGCTCCGCCACGGGATCACCCGCTTAATAGTCCGGCTATCCCTTTCGGTTTTTCGGGTTCCTTGACGCTCACCTTGGAACGGCTAGCCGGGGTGAATCCGAATTCAACCAGGAAAGCCTTCATTTTTTCCAGGGAACTATTCCGAATCCCAACCAGCTGGTGCTGTTGTTTGTAACCCGATTCGGTTTCCTGTATCCAATCAACGGTCTGCAATTGCTCGGTCGCGTATTTGAAATCGGAATAGCATTGGCAGTAGGCGGCGAAGGCGGCTAAGTCCGCGCTGGTTAACAGTCCCAAAGTTTCTAATTGCGGGGCCAGTCGGTTCCATTCATCCTTGGCATCCCCAGTCAGCCAATCCGGGCAATCCGGGGCGATTTTGATAAACTTCGGTTCGGTTTTCTGCCGTTCCTCAAGGTCAATCCGGGAGGGATTCCCGTTCAGCGCGTGTAATTCAGTGGGAAATCGCTTTCTGCCCCGATTAAATCCTTCAGAAGCCGTTTTTTCGTGGAAGTTTTAAATCTTGGCATTTCTCATCA